TTCCCAGCTGCCCACGAATGCTCGCATCAATTACATTCCACTGGGCTAGAACGCTCTGTAGGGTGGGAGAATCACGAATGCTTCCAATCAGTGTCTGGAGGGTGTTCATAATACCGTTTAAGGCATTAGATACCACCGGAGCTAGTTTAGCTAACTGGGCAGTAGCTCCAGTACGAATACTACTTAATCCCTGTCTAGTCCGAGCAGCGGCGGAATCGTATGCGTCAGGGATTGATGGAACATTATTCACGAAGTTTTGAGCCGCATTTGCCTGCCAATCGGCAAACTTTGCCCCGCGTTCTGGCAGTTTTTGAGCAAAGTCCAGCACTCGCTGCCTTCCAGATTCCACCGCTCGTTGCTTCGCATCTGCCAGTTTTTGAGTTACACTAGAGAACATTATACTTATTCCAGATTATTTACGCACACGGCGTTTCTGGCGACGAGTCCGCTTTCGCCGTCCCCCAGTTGCAATAATGTTCTCTACATGCGTATTAATCGGCCGCCAATGATCTAAAAACAGCTTAGCCCTTTCAGGATGCTCTTCTTTTAATTTTGTTAAGGCAGCTACCAATGCCTCCTCAACTTGAGTACCATACTCTTCAATGAGTACCGGAATTTGAGACATAGCCGCATCGCGAGCTGTTTTAGCCGCTGCTTCTTTCAGATTGGCGAACAGTGACATTGTTGTTATCTAAGACTTTATTCATCCTGCTCCCCTGGTACTGTTCGGGTAAAACTGAACTCGGTAGCTACCAGCGACTGCTTCCGAGTATCGATAATGAACTTGACCAAATTTTCGGCATTAAACTCACCGGCTATCCCAAAGTACTGAGTCGCAAGTTCCTTCAGCTCCTTCTGACTTAGAGACCAAGGCTTTACCCATTCGTTCGGACGCTTGAATGAGATGGTGGATCCGTCCTCTTCCAACTTGATCTTCTTGATCGCATTGAACTGAGGATCGCGAATAATAACCGCAATTTCCTGCTCTACCGTCTTACGAGCATCTCGCTTCTCGTATACTTGCTTATTCAAATCACGGATCTCATCATCAATTTGGCGATACTGCTTAATACAGTTCTTGAGATCGTTCATTTTTACTCATCAAATCTAGGATAGAACAATATCCGTTTTCAATATAATGTACTTCGATGCTCGCGAAGTAGAAAACCTGCGCCAGGTTTTCAATAAAGAAAACCCTAAGCTAACGGTTAGACCGGGCGAAGCAGATACCGTCTGGAAAAATATCCAGAGCCGACTTCATGATAAGTGTGACAGATCTACGGAGTGTATGATCTTATCCATGCTTTCTAAACCGAAAGCTCCTTCGTCGTGGAAATCTAATCCCGAAGAATGGCTGTCTTCGCTGGATATTGACGCAGTAGAGAAGCAGTTTAAGAAAGTGTTTACTGAATACTATTACGTCGGTACAGTACCAATAGATTTCGGCAAGCAGTCCAAAACAGGTGCATGTTTAGTGAACTCGTTGTGCTCTTTGGATATTAAGTCAATTTACAATAAAGGTTACCGCCAAATTGGAATTGTTTTTAATACCGATAAGAGCACTGGTCCCGGCGAACACTGGATAGCTTTGTTCTGCGATATTCGACCAGAACTAGAGTTTCCCCGCATCACGTACTTTGATTCGTATGCCCAAAAACCCGAGAAAGAGATCGTGAATTTGATGAAACGGTGGTCAGAAACTTGGGATTCTACAAAAATCCACAAGACTCCAATGAAACTAACCTATAATAAGACCCGGCATCAGTATGAAGATTCAGAGTGTGGTATGTACTGTTTGTACTTCCATTTATGCTGTCTAATGGGAACTCCAATGAAATCTCGTATCCCAGATCAAGTGGTAAGAGGTTTTCGTGGACTCTTGTTTAAAGTATAAATGGAAGGCGAACCTGCTTGGTACAGTTGGTTTAAACTCGGTGCCAAGATTGCTGCTGTTGTACTGATTATTTACGTAGTTACTATGGCGTTTATTACTGCTCCTTAAATAATAATGGAAGTTTACGGATTTTCCTTTGTTATGATATTTCCGGTTATCCTCATCCTTCTGGTAGGTTTGCTTCTTTACATGGCTCTGACACCATCTGAAGTCCAGGCACAGCTCAAAGCCGAACCTACATTTAATGCCTACAATTCGGTAATGGCTCTGGCACCGTTAGGATGCCCCACAACACCATCGTACCGTTTGTGCGATTACTATATGGCCTCTTCGGCATATTCGCTGTTTCCAGGAGCAAAGATTTACGATTATATTTCCGATAATGTGATTCCAATGTTGGTAAAAGCCGGTCCTCGGTTAGTTGAACTGGATATTTACGACGATGGGTCCGGTGGTCCTGTCGTAGGACTCAAGAACCAGAAACTAGGCATTGATTATGCTTACAATACAGTTCCATTTGGGGCATGCTGTGTATCCATCGCCAATACTGCCTTTAACTCAATAGCTTGCCCGGTTTCTTCTGATCCGTTTGTTCTGAGTTTAGTCTTCCATACGACGAACAATAATGTCATGAACGCTTGCGCCGAAGCATTGAAATCGACGTGTCAAAAGTACTTATTAGGACCATCATTCGGATACCAGCGCAAGAACTTGGCGATCGAACCTATTTGCAATCTCCAGTCCAAGCTCATTATTATTTCGGGAGGGGACGTGAAGGGTACGATGATGGAAGAGCTGGTCAATTTATCGTGGGGTACTTCGAACTTACGCCGTCTGACGTATACTCAGGCCGCCCAGACGAACGACAGTGCTGAACTCATCAAGCACAACCGTGATAATATTACGATGGTAGTTCCGGATGTAGGATCAGATTTAGTTAATACAAATTCTCAAATTCTGTTGACATACGGTTGCCAGTGGAACTTGATGAATTATGGTTCAGTGGATAGCGCAATGGAAGTCTATATTGGCGAGTTCCAGGAGAACAGCGTAGTTCTTAAACCCGAACCTCTGCGCGCCATCGTGCCGGAGAAGTACAAGACTCCAGTCATGCCAGACCCGTCAACTTCGTTCCAGCCAATGGCGAAAACATCTCCAGTTTACCAGATCCAAGTCTAACTCGGCAGGTACGAAACAATTCCTTGCGTTAAAATAAAAATGGCGAACAAGTGGCTAGTCCATGTTAAGAAGACGATGAAGCAGATGAAGAGCCGTGGTCAGTACAAGAAGGGCGATGGCCTGAAGAAGGTCATCCTGGCGGCCAAGAAGACCTACTCCAAGAGCAAGAAGGGTGGTGCGGAGTCTGAGTCCGATGAGGAGCATCCTGCCCCTGAGGGTGCGCGCCGCCGCGGACGCAAGAGTGCTCGTAAGACTCGTCGTCTCCGCAAGTAGATGCGATACTCGGTTGGGTTTTGACAAAAAAGATTATAGCTAACATATAAATACAAAATGGGTGGCGGTTTACTACAGCTCGTCGCCTACGGTGCTCAGGACGCATACCTTTCCGGCAATCCCCAGATTACCTTCTGGAAGGGTCTGTTTAAGCGCCACACGAACTTCGCGATGGAGTCGTTCCGTATCAATCTGACTGGCCAGCCTAACTGGGGTGTCAAGCACTCGGCGCTCATCGGTCGTCACGCCGATCTCCTGTACTCCACGTACCTGGAGGTAGTCATGCCGGAGGGACAATCCGTAAATAACGACGGATACCGTCTTGGATACAATCTCATCAAGTACGTTGAGCTGGATATTGGCGGACAGCTCATTGATCGTCTGTACGGCGAGTGGCTCTTCCTCTGGGACTGCCTGAGCTCAGATGTTCAAACTGGAAAGAAGCTATTTGACATGGTAGGCGTTTATAACAGTGAGACATTCACCACTCCTACGTTATCTGCCTGTTCCAACGGTGGTCGCGACAGTGCCGGATTTACTCTGTACATTCCCCTAAACTTCTTCTACACCCGTAATCCCGGTGCTGCGCTACCTCTGATTGCTCTGCAGTACCACGAGGTCAAGATCAATATTGAGTGGAATGATGCCAAGTTCATTGCCGGTGATTTCAACAACGCCAAGCTCCTCAAGCAGCCTATTCAGGCGGCCGTATACATTGATTACATCTACCTCGACACGGAGGAGCGCCGTCGTATGGCACAGAACTCGCACGAGTACCTCATTGAGCAGACGCAGTACAACGAGGAGAAAGGCATTACGTCGGTCAACAATCGTATTGACCTGACCTTCAACCACCCCGTCAAGGAGCTTGTGTGGGTTGTCCAGCCCGAGTACTACACGAACTGCAACCTGGCTACGGCTAAGGGTGAGACTCGTCTCCAGCCATTCACCTACGATGACGAAGTTATCAAGGAGCAGTGGCTACAGATCAATGGCCAAGATCGTCTAGATCGTCGCCCCGGAACGTACTACAATAAGGTTCAGCCATACCAGCACCACACTGGGGGATTTAATGTAGTGCGCGGAGGCAGTGCTGATTTTGAAAAGCAGCGCCAGCCCGGTGCGTACATGTACTCGTTCGCTCTCAAGCCCGAGGAGCACCAGCCTTCTGGCACGTGCAACTTCTCGCGTATTGATACTGCAACGCTTGTATTGAGTGTCAATGGTCAGTGGTGGGATCCTTATGTGGATGATGGAGGAGCAGACGGAACCGTGCGAGATATCGTAATTGGCGAAGATGATGCTTGGAACGTGCGCGTCTACGCCGTGAACTACAACATTCTCCGCGTCATGTCCGGCATGGGCGGTCTAGCGTACTCTAACTAAAGTTAAAGTACCCGAACTCCAACTAAAAAATAGGATTGTTCAACCCCAAATTTTAATTTTTAAAACATAAAGCAGGTCTCAAAACTGAGCTCTACTTTAATCGAATGACATCATTACATCGGACATTGATATAGAACTCTCCTTCTCGCTTTCGCGCTCAATGAGAGCATTAACTGCCCGGCGCTCTTCTTCGAAGATCGCATGATCTTCCTCCGTTCCTTCCGGCAACTTAGTTTCGTCAACCAAGATATCCACAAACCCAGTTCCACAAGGTGGTTTCTGCCCGAACATGATATTGGCCGATACGCCCCGCATATTGTCCGTCTCACCCATCAGAGCAGCATTGAACAGATGCTTGGCCGTCTCTTCGAACGACGACTTGGCCAAGACACCGTTCTCCGTATTACGTGTCATACCCGTACGATCAGCTTTCAGGAAGAAGCCAGGGTACGTCATCGCATCTACTAGCGTAATTAGATGATGGTAGTTAATGTACTCGGTGGTGAACACGCTCTTGAACTCGCGCAATAGAGCAATACGCGCCGCCTCAATTCCAAACACGTTCTTGATTTCGTGGATATCGTTAGAGAATGAGCGGTGAGGATCAACTCCCGAAACTGTGGATAGATCAAGTAGATTCGTGCCTTCTACATCCAGCACCCACTGAGCGGTAGCCGTGTACCCGCCAGTCTTCTCATCCCACGTCAGTTCATCTTTGATTTCACGAGGGTATACGCGCCCAATACCGTCAATTCCACGCAGGACCGTATCTAGAAGCTTCTCTTCAATGAACCGCAGAGCCAGAACGTTCTTCACTACATCTCCGGCAAACACGATACGCATCACCAGCTTTCCCGGAGCATTGGTATCGGAATGAATGCACTCGAATACTTTCAGAACACGGTTATTCTGGATCTTGGCAGCAATCATCGTCATATCAATGACGTTACGGGACACCATCTCCATATTATCGAACTCCAAGCGCACAACCCAAGGAGATGTACACAGCTGACCGTTCGTTACCGAGAACTTCTGGTATGACTGCAGGATATCGCGATCTTCTTGAACTGCCGTGTTCTCCGATAGCGGGTTGGGATCGTAGTAGATACGCACGGACTTCGTGATGTCCCGTAGCGTAGTTTTTTGGATCTCGCGCTTCTTCATCAGCGCCGAATCCTGCGATCCAGCGATGGACGCGTCCAGATAAATCGTGTTCACGGGAGTCTTAGGGTTCTGTGACGCCCCCAGCAACTCCATAATACGAGGGACTCCTGCCGTAGCGTTCGCGTTGGCAGTACCTGCCGAGTGGAAAGTGTTCAGCGTGAGCTGGGTCGTTGGCTCGCCTACTGACTGGGCAGCAAGAGTACCTACCATCTCGCCGGGATGGACTCGAGACTTCATGTAGCGGAAATGAATATCCTTCAGCATCTCGTCAAACAGCGCTTTCGTCATCCGCATCTTGATAATAGACTTCTTGGGAGCGAAGTGGAAGCGAAGCATGATGTGGAACAGCTTATTGTGCGAGATCCAGGACTCTGAGCAGAACTTGGTGAGTTCGTCTACGACATAAACTGGCGTCAGATCAGTCTTTACCGAATAATCGTTCTTGTACTTGTCCACGATACGCCCAAAATGAACTGGCGTAACTACGGTATCTCCGCGCTGGTACCGGAAAACATTGCGCACGAGCGTATCGCGATCTTCAATAATTTGATCAACCATATCGTGGAACTCTTTGACTTCACCCTTGACGACTGCCGTAATATCATCGGCGGAAATCGCAAAGTCGCGGAAGATCTGTTCCAGCGTCATCTGGGCAAGGAGACACTCTTGCTTCTCTACGCATGTCGAATCAATACCGTCACCGCCGTAATGAAACTGGACAATCGCACCGTTTACATTACGTACCGTACCGTCATACTCTACATGAATATCTTCCATCGTCTTCACCAGTCGGCGTTGAATGTAACCCGAATCTGACGTCTTAACGGCAGTATCAATTAGACCTTCACGACCACCCATAGCGTGGAAGAAGAACTCGGCAGGCCGGATTCCGCCAATAAAGCTGGACTCTACGAATCCGCGGGATTCTAGCCCATCATCGTACCTGCTGAAATGAGGCAGGGTACGATCCTGTAGCGTGTACTGAATACGCTTACCCGATACATTCTGCTGAGACAGAAGAGCCATCATCTGACCAATATTCAGATCAGAACCC